CAATACATTACAAAGAGCGCCGTGGTTGAAGGTGGAGCCGTAGCCGTACACTGGGGGCTACACGAGGCTACGCGCTTAGCTCAGCTTGGTTATGACGGCGTGCCGTCCCCTATGCTCCGCGACTACCAGTGGACTGGTAAGTATGCGCCGTTCGACCACCAGAAAGAGACAGCTTCGTTCTTGTCTATCCGCAAACGCGCCTTCTGCTTCAACGAGCAGGGCACAGGCAAGACGGCTAGCGTCATATGGACGGCTGACTACCTGATGAAGAAGGGCAAGATTAAGCGCGTACTGGTGCTATGCCCATTGTCGATTATGAAGTCGGCTTGGCAGCGCGACCTATTCACCTTCGCTATGCACCGCTCGTGCAGCGTTGCGCACGGTGCAGCCCCACAACGCAAGAAGATTATCGAAGCAGGGGCAGAGTTCGTCATCATTAACTTCGACGGTCTAGCTATCGTCAAGGACGAGATAATTGCAGGTGGCTTCGACCTTATCGTGGTGGACGAGGCGAACGCATATAAGAACGTGCAGACCAACCGCTGGAAGATTTTTAGCCAGATTGTGAACCTCACTGACCCACGGCTTTGGATGATGACAGGTACACCCGCTGCGCAGTCTCCCATAGATGCGTATGGCTTAGCTAAGCTGGTTAACCCAGAAGGTTGCCCTAAATACTACACCGAGTTCCGAGCTTCTATCATGCACAAGGTGACCCACTTTAAATGGGCACCGAAACCACACGCAGCTGAGTACGTGCATAACATATTGCAGCCAGCCATCCGGTTCGAAAAGAAAGACTGCTTGGACCTACCCGAAGTTACGCACGTGTCGCGTGACGCACCGCTGACAACACAGCAGAGCAAGTACTACAAGATGCTCAAGGACCAGCTGCTGATTGAGACGGGCGGCGAGGAAGTCAGTGCGGTCAACGCAGCTACGCAGATAAACAAGCTGCTGCAGATAAGTGGAGGCGCGGTCTATACGGATACTGGCGAGGTGCTGGAGTTCGATGTGTCTAACCGGGTTAACGTCGTACTCGAAGTCATAGAGGAGGCCAGCAACAAGGTGCTGGTCTTCGTGCCGTTCACGCACACTATTGAGATACTTCGCGCTAGGCTGGAGAAGGAAGGCATCTCGTGTGGCGTCATCAACGGCAAAGTGTCACTGAATAAGCGCAGCGATATCATCGAGCGGTTCCAGTCAGGCAAAGACCCACACGTGCTTATCATCCAGCCACAGGCTGCATCGCACGGTCTGACTCTAACGGAGGCGGATACAATCATCTGGTATGCGCCAGTAACCAGCGTGGAAACATACTTGCAGGCTAACGCCCGTATCGACCGTCCCGGCCAGAAGAACGCCATGACCATCGTGCATATCAAGGGCAGTCCGGTAGAGGAGCGGCTGTATAGTATGCTCCAGAATAATATCACCAACCACAAAAAACTTATTGACTTGTATAAGGAAGTTATGGAAATATAGTATTTGACACTGTCAAAGATTAGTGGTAGCTAACAATATAACAAACCACAATCACAACCAAGAAGGAGCAAGCATATGGATGATTTACCCGTAGACCAGCTTGTGCGCGTCTATCGCAAGATACGTGATGTCGTGCAGGCTAAGGAAGACGCCCACAAAGCCGAGATTACAGAGCTTAAGGGGCAGATGGACCTAGTTAGCGCCAAGCTACTTGAGGTCTGCAACACACAGAACGTGGACAGCCTACGTACCAAAGAAGGTACGATAACTAGGCGCGCTGCTACCCGCTACTGGACGAGCGATTGGGAGTCCATGTACAAGTTTCTTAAGGAGAATGATGTGATGCATCTTCTCGAACAGCGCATCCACAATGGCAACATGCGTAATTACCTAGAGGAGAACCCCGATAGTCTACCTGTCGGCCTCAATGCAGATACTAAGTATGTGCTTTCGGTTCGCAAACCAACAACCAAGTGAGAGAAACAATGACCAATTTGACCATCTTTAAAACCCCTAACGCCGTAGCCGCATCGGCACTGCCACCATCGAAGATGGGTGCGCAGATTGCTTCGAGCATGGGCGGTTATAACCGTATCGCCACTAACACCAACGGCACCTGACTGCTTCTCTAACCTAGGTGACAAGCCAGAGGCATCCGCCTCCAACCGTCAGGCGTCTAACTGTGCCAGCTGCCCTAAGAACATAGACGGTTCGGGTAAGAACGGTAAGGGTAAAGCCTGTCGCTTCAGCCGCAAGGTCGCGTTGTTCTTAGACGGTGACGAGTCCGGCGACGTGTATCAGTTCAACATCCCAGCTAAGTCGCTATTCGGTAAGGGCACCGGTAACACCTTGCCGTTCGAGCAGTACTGCCGCCACTTGGTGTCTAACGGTGCAGCGCCTGACCGCGTGGTGACCACCATCGCATACAACCTCGACGCAGAGACTATGGAGCTTAACTTCACTGCTGACCGGTTTATTGACCTAGAAGAGCTGGAGCGCGTCACTGAGGCACAAGAGAACGCCGCCACGACCCGTCTGATTAGCTTCGACATCGTGAAGGCTGCTGCCGCAGAAGAACCTGCTAAGCTTGCAGCACAAGCCGAGCCGAAGGCGAAGAAGCCATCGTTCTTAGACGCTGATGATGAAGACGAAGAGGAAGAAGAACTTCCCGAGCCAGTAAAGCGTCCATCCAAGAAGGCCACCGCTGAACCTACCGGCACTATTGCTGCTGTAGTAAGCCGGTGGGGCGACGACGAAGAAGACGACGACTAATGAGTAGCGGTCAATGCTTACGGATACAGGAGGCAAACGCCAAGGCGAGCAAACACAAGTTGCGTGTTCGCTTAGGTAGGCTCAGCATTGCGTAGGACATTCCTGTAGCCTTTAGAAGTGGGCTTGTGAGTTGCCCTATGGAGTAGTGTCTGCGTGGCGGAGGAATTTGACCTTTTATCAGCGGTGCAGCCTCAAGAGGGTTGGTACGCTATCGTCGGGCTTAGCCCAGACAATAAACAGCAGGAGTTAGTAGAGACCCGCGAGGAAGCGGACGAATGGGCAAAGACCTTCCTCAACCAAGGTAAGAACGTATTCTTTGGTGTAGCTAAGTACACAGACGGTAAGAGCCGCAAGAAAGAGAACGTGAAGGCGCTTAAGTCGCTCTGGCTCGACATAGACTGCGGACCAGAGAAGGATTACGATACACAGGACGAAGGCTTCACGGCTCTTCGTGCGTTCTGTAAGACCGTAGGTATGCCCAAGCCTATCGTGGTTAACTCGGGGCGCGGTTTGCACGTATACTGGCCGCTAACTGAAGAAGTTACACGCGAAGAATGGGAGCCAGTGTGCGCACGGTTGAAAGAAGTCTGCGCCACCAAGGGGCTACGTGTAGATAACAGCTGCTTTGAGGCAGCGCGCATCCTGCGTATTCCCGGCACTTTTAACTTTAAGGGTGATGACCCACTGCGCGTAGAGGTTCTGGTGGTCGGCAAGCCGACGTCCATGGCAGACATACGTGACATACTTGGCGTTAAAGAGACTAAGCCGTCGCCCCTAGGCGACCTTCCGGTGTTCGCACCTAGCCCGTTATCCAAAGTCATACAGGCTAGCATGGAGTCCAGCTTCGCCAAGATTATGAACCGTGGGGACAAAGGCTGCGCACAGCTTAACTCCTGTTACGAGGACCGCGAGCATATATCCGAGCCACGTTGGTTCTCGGCGTTGTCAATCGCAAAGTTCTGTAAGGACCGTAATAGGGCGATACACAAGCTATCTGCAGACCATCCGGACTACGACCCTGACAAGGTTGAGCAGAAGATAGGACACATACTCGGGCCGCACACCTGCGCAGAGTTCGAGAAGAACAATCCCGGCGGATGCGGAAAGTGTCCACACGCTGGCAAGATACGCTCACTCCCCTACGTGCGTGGCAAGCATGGGGGCGTATGGCGCACGGTTGCGCCCAAGGACGAGGAAGAAGGCGTCGAAGACGTTGCGCTTGTGTATCCGTACGACATCTACGTGGCCAAGCGGATGGATGACCCTGTTGAGGGTGGCGTAGCCCTTATCCGACTGCACACACCGCAGGACGGCGTCAAAGAGTTCACGGTGCACAATTCCAAGATGGCGGACGGCACCGAGCTGAAGAAGCTTCTCGCCTCTAAGCACGTGATGTTGAGTTCGAAGACCGACTACGCATATCTAGTCGATTACATGGTTAAATCAGTGGCACAGTTTTTTCATAACGCGAAGGTAGAGCTAATGCGAAATCAATTTGGATGGGTCGATAACGACAGTAAGTTTATCATTGGCGACCGTGAGATAAGTGCGGAGGGGACGTACCATAGTCCACCATCTTCCGTTACCAAGGTAGTAGCGGAGCACATGACAGCTAAGGGCACACTGGATAAGTGGCGCGAAGTGTTCGACCTGTACGGACGTCCGGGCCTTGAGGGGCATGCGTTTGCAGCAGCCACCGCCTTCGGTGCGCCTCTCTTGCGCTTCTCCGGCCAGCGTGGGGCGATTATCAACGTGGTGCACCCTAAGTCGGGCA